GGTTACGATCTGTTTGCGTCTGCTGAAGATGTTGATGTTTCTCTTGTCCTCACGGGCAAGTCGCTTGGTGGGACAAATGGCGAGGAGGTTGCAAACTACCTGATTGACAATCTAGCTGAAAAGCGTCGCGATTGTGTCGTGTTTGTTTCTCCTCAAAAGGATGATGTCGTTAACAATGCTGGCGATGAGGCCACGGATACCGTCGCATTCCGCAACAGCCTGCGCAGCTCGTCGTATGGTGTTATGGACTCTGGCTACAAGTATCAGTACGACAAGTACAATGATGTGTATCGTTGGATTCCGTTGAACGGCGACACAGCTGGACTGTGTGTGCGTACAGACAGCCTCCGCGATGCGTGGTTCTCACCTGCTGGATTTAACCGCGGACAGTTGAAAAACATTGTTAAGCTCGCATATAATCCACGTCAAGCTGATCGTGATACGTTGTACAAGGCGGGTGTCAATCCTGTTGTCACGTTCCCTGGTCAGGGTACAGTGTTGTATGGCGACAAGACTCTGCTTGCTAAGCCTAGCGCGTTTGATCGAATCAATGTTCGTCGCTTGTTTATCGTTCTTGAGAAGGCGATTGCAACAGCCACGAAGTTCACACTATTTGAATTCAACGACGAATTTACTCGTGCTCAGTTCCGCAACCTTGTTGAGCCGTTCTTGCGTGATGTGCAAGGCCGTCGCGGCATATATGACTTCAGAGTTGTATGTGATGAAACTAACAACACAGGAGAAGTGATCGATCGCAATGAATTTATTGGCGACATCTACATTAAACCAGCCAAGAGTATTAATTTCATCCAGCTAAACTTTGTTGCTGTAAGAACTGGCGTTGAGTTCTCCGAAATAGTCGGTCAGTTTTGATGAATAAATAGGAACAAGGAGAACCCACATGGCATTTAATGTAAACGAAATTAGAAGTCAGCTAACCCTGGGCGGCGCACGTGCTTCGCTGTTCCAGGTGACTTTTAATAATCCAGCAAACGGTGTTGCTGACATTAAGGTCCCGTTTCTAGTTCGTGCTGCTCAGATTCCTGAGTCTACCCTTGGCGTTATCGAAGTACCTTACTTTGGACGCAAGGTCAAGCTCGCGGGCGATCGCACGTTTGGAGACTGGTCTGTAACTGTTATCAATGACGAGGACTTTTTGATCCGTAATGCACTTGAAGAGTGGTCTAATAGAATCAACTCGCTGCAGACAAACCTGCGCGCGTTTGGTTCTGCAGCACCGCTTCTATATAAGTCGACGGCAGAAGTGACACAGTTTTCTAAGACTGGCACTCCTATCCGCTCGTACAAGTTTAATGGCATCTTCCCTTCGACGGTATCTAATATCGATCTGAACTGGGGCGACACGGACAGTATTGAAGAGTTTCAAGTAACCTTCCAGTATGATTGGTGGGAGGTGAGTGGTGGAGTTACCGGCAGAGCTGGTGGCGCTTAATGAGATTGGGCGACCACGGTCGCTCTTCTCTTTAATGGAGTAATTATGGCAAACTTTTTCGGCTTCGAGATCCGTCGTAAGGATTCCGAGGTAGTCCAAGATAAGCAACCTTCTTTTGCACCAGAAATCAATGATGATGGTGCAGTCGTTGTTGCTGCAGGTGGTGCATATGGCACCGTTATTGATCTACAAGGTGCTGCTCGTACAGAAGCAGAGCTCGTCACGAAATATCGTGAGATGTCGATGCACCCTGAGGTCACACGTGCGATCGACGACATTCTTAACGATGCAATCGTTCAAGCGGACAAAGAGCCAGTCGTTCAGATCAACTTGGATGATGTTAAGCTGTCAGCCAATATCAAGAAGTTAATCACACAGGAGTTTGATGAAATATTAACTCTGCTTGACTTCAATCGTTCGGCGTGGGATGTGTTTAGGCGTTGGTATGTTGATGGTCGAATTTATTATCACATCATCATTGATATTACAAAGCCAGCTGATGGAATTAAGGAATTAAGATATATTGATCCTCGCAAGCTGCGCAAAGTACGTGAGATACAGCGCAAGCGTGATAAGCAATCCCAAACATCGACTGTTAAAACATACCAAGAATATTTCGTCTATAATGATCGCGGCTTTCAAAACAAGGCTGGAGAGATTGGTACATCATCTGCAGTTCAGGGTTTGAAAATATCGCCAGATAGTATTCTTCATGTAACGTCAGGTGTTCTTGATCCAAACAATACGGTTGTTCTCAGTCATTTACATCAGGCGATTAAACCGTTGAATCAGTTGCGTGCTCTTGAAGACGCGACAATTGTTTATAGAATATCTCGTGCTCCGGAGCGCCGAATATTTTATATTGATGTTGGCAACCTGCCGAAGATGAAGGCAGAGCAGTATATGCGCGACATGATGATCCGTCACAAGAATAAAGTTGTGTATGATGCATCGACTGGTGAGGTTCGTGATGATCGCAAGTTTATGACAATGCTCGAGGATTTTTGGTTCCCTCGTCGTGAAGGCACGCGTGGAACAGAAATTACAACTCTACCTGCTGGTCAGAATCTCGGTGAGCTTGCTGATGTTGAATATTTTCAAAAGAAATTATATGAGTCGCTGAGTGTTCCGCCAACACGCCTGCAATCTGAAAATACTTTTACGTTTGGTAATACACAAGAGGTATCGCGCGATGAAATAAAGTTCACCAAGTTTATTGATCGCCTGCGTGCACGTTTCAACCAAGTATTTTTAATTGCACTTGAAAAGCAGTTGCTGTTGAAAAACATAATGACCGAAGATGAGTGGAAAACTGTTGTCGCTCACATCGGGTTTGATTATGCAAAAGACAATTATTTTGAGCAGCAAAAGCAAGCTGCCGTGCTGCGTGATCGTTTGTCAGCTTTACAGACGGTCGACCCGTATGTTGGAAAATATTATTCTCACACATGGGTTCGTAAACATGTTCTCTATCAGTCAGAGCAAGATATTGAAGAGATGAATGAAGAGATTGTGGCAGAACAAAATAATCCTTTATATCAACAAATGGTTGATGTTGGATCGCAAGGTGATGATGTTCAACCAGGTAAACCACCTCAGTCGTCAAATGTTGCGCAGGGTCCTGGGGGTGCTGGATTTAGTTCGACGGCACCGACTGAACAGAATAACTAAATAAATTGGAGAAAAAAATGAGTGACAAACAATATAGTATTGCTGATATGTTAGCTGCATCTCGTCAGGGTAGCCCAACAGAATTTCAGGCTGCTTTTAGCGATGTGTTTGTAAATAAAGTTGCAGATGCCATAGCAGGCAAGCGTGCGGAAGTTGCTCGTAATTATTTTAATTTCGATGACGTTGAACAGGTTCAACCAAACGAACAAGAAGAGGAACAGTCGAATGAAGACGTTGAAGCAAGTGCTGGAAGCGAAGGCGGAGAAACCGCAGACACTAATGCCGGTTGAGCCCGACTCAATCACAGCCTACGTTCCAAAGACAAAAGACGAAAAGCGTTTCTACGACAAGCACATCGTACAAAAGACCGCTGATCGCAACGGTAATGGTGATGACGTATTCACAGGCTCTAATGTGAAGACACACGACCGTGCTGGATCGCGTCATGGCTATATGCCAAAGGAAGATCAGAAGGTATATGAGTCACGTACGCTTACTCAAATTCTTGGCGAAAAGACATTGACCAAACCAGAGATGAAAAAGCGCGAGGAAGTAGCAAAAGCAATCGAGCGCGAGAATCCTGGTATGCCAATGGCTAAAAAAATGGCAATTGCTACTGCAACTGCTAAGAGAGTTGCCGAAGAAACACAGCCCGGTCTCTTTGATGCATTTGCTGAAGAGCTGCGTCCTCAACTTGAAGATCTGTTCAATATGTTGACGGATGATAACAAACAAGTAATGATTGAGATGATTGAAGCTGAAGACTACGATTCAGTGGTTGAGGTGTTGAAGGAGGTCCAGGATGGATCCCGTTAAGCTTGTTGGAACAGATATGGCGCTGTCGACTGCTAATACAGTCGGACTGGCTACTGTTGTAAGAATTTGTAATAATTCTGGTGGCACGGTTTTGATTACTCGTGCTAATACAGGCGGCACTCTTGGTACTTGTGTTCTGTTGAATGGTGATACAGAATATTTTGAGAAAGTATCAACAGAAACATTTGCATCTAATGCAGCTGTTCGTGCAACTGCTGTTGCATACAGATAAGGAAAATAAATGAAGCTGATTACCGAACTCAACGAAGAAGTTAAGTATCTCGTCGAAGAAAAAGAAGGAAAGAAGAATTTCTTCGTTGAGGGAATCATCATGCAAGGCGAGCGTGAGAACCGCAACGGTCGTATGTACCGAATCGAAACGCTCGAGCGTGAAGTCGGTCGCTATAATGAGCAGTATGTTTTGAAGAACAGGGCTTATGGCGAACTCGGTCATCCCTCTGGTCCGACAATTAACCTTGAGCGCGCGTGTATTATGTTTAAGAATTTGCGTCGCGAAGGTAATGATATTATTGGTCGTGCTAAAGTACTTGACACTCCAATGGGAAATATTGTCAAGGGATTAATCAATGAAGGAGCTTCTCTTGGTATTTCTTCTCGCGGCATGGGTAGCCTGAAGGAAAACAAAGACGGAATAATGGAAGTGCAAGATGATTTTTACCTTGCAACTGCTGGAGATATTGTTGCTGATCCATCTGCTCCTGATGCATTTGTTCGTGGAATAATGGAAGGTGTTGAGTGGATATGGGACAACGGTGTTCTGAAGTCTCAGCGTCTAGAGCAATATAAAGCGGAGATAAACCGTGGTGCTCGCAACAAAGTTTCAGAAGAAACTGCAATGAAAGTGTTTGAGCAGTTTCTTATAGATATTTCCAAAAAATAAAGTTAAATAAATAAAACACCAATCAAAAGGAGCTCTAAATGACCGTTAATAAGAAACAGCTGGATGAAAAGATCCAAACAGGCGGTGGTGCTACTGGTGTTGCACACACAGCTGATCCTGTAGATAAGAAGGCTACTCTTCCTGCTTCGCACCTGGGTAATGGTGAGTCGATGAGTAAGGTTGCTGACGTCACGCCTGGTCAAGGTGAAGAGGATACCGATCCCGCTAGCAACACAAAGGCAACGAAAGACGCTGCTGGTGCTAACAAGGCATCTGTTGCCATGAAGGCCAGCGCTGCTTCCGCTTCGATGAAGGAAGATGTTGCTGCTATGTTCAATGGCGAAGAGCTCTCCGAAGAGTTCAAAGAGAAGGCTACAGTGATTTTTGAAGCTGCTGTTACAGCACAAGCTGCAATGATCGCTGAAGACCTCGAGGCCCAGTATAACACAGCGCTTGCCGAAGAAGTGGCTCGTGTTGAAGAAGAGATGACTGAGAAGGTTAACCAGTATCTCGACTACGCCGTTAATCAGTGGATGGAGCAGAATCAAGTTGCCATCGAGCACTCTCTGCGCACCGAGATCACCGAGAGCTTCATCTCTCAATTGTGTGCTCTGTTCGAGCAAAATTATATTACAGTGCCTGAGCAACAGTTTGATGTTGTCGAGCAAA